CCTTCTCCATCTACGGTCCCTGATATATCATACGAGTCACAACCAAATGCTCCCATGTGTTCATTACCAGGGTGTTTAACACCATTTTTAAGTACCACTCTATTCTGTAATTGCTGAGGTGGAACCCAGCTAACTTTAAATCTACCTTTTGGATCTGGATAAAATATTACTTGAGAATCTTTAATACCATTAACCCATTGAAAATTACCTTGAGTAACTCCTAAGGTTCTATTCATCTCCTCGTTGTAATCTATTTGCTCGTATATCTTAACTAAATTAAATATACTATTTTTTGTTTCATCTCTAAATGCATGCTCTGTAGTTCTTGGAAACTGCCTGTAAAACTCATTTAAAGCATCTGAATCTCCTTTTAAACCATCTACTTCATTTTGCCAGTTATCTATTACACCTACGTCTATTAGTTCACCGTCTGGGGCGAGGACATCGAGGTCAGGAGTAGTGAAAACTGGAACTCCGTGCTCGTCAATAAATCCTTCATAGTTCCATTCCATTGGGATGAACAAAGAGTATAAACCAGACTTTGTTTGACCATTTCTATTTCTCTTAGTGACATCTGATGCATTATATAGTTTTTTAAAGTTATCACCCCCTTTGTCTAAAGCATTTGATGTTGATCCCATCATACACTTACCAACAATTCTACTACCTAATCTTAAACATGTCTTTGTAACTCTCCAGTTGTTTAATATATTATCAGGTCTTTCCCACTTACCACTTTCATCATGTACTAATAAAGCTAGTTTTTCACCGTCATAGCTATTATCACCTGTATTTTTCCAGTCAATAGTTGTATCTAATCCTTGTATATCTTCTAACTTTTCATTAGCTGTAATCTTTTTTCTTGTAAACTTACTAGCAGGTACTCTATAAGCAAGTTCGGATTTAGGACGATCCATACCATCTTGGACAGGTTTAAAAAAGAAAGGATAATTAATTGATATAGGAACAACTTTATCTGTAAACATCTTTTTAGCATCTGACCCAGTTTTAGAAAGTATACCATATCTACTATCACTTGCAAGAGTGGCTAAGTTAACTGTTTCTGCAGATGACATGAACGAAAACCCTGATCTTCTGTTCTTTAGGTAACACATACCATAGCATCTTTTATCTGCCTTGCAAGCTTCCCAAAATATATAAAATAATCTATTTGCTTCTCTAAAGTCTGGAGCACCAACATCTATCTTACTCCATTGCAAGTACATATAGTGAGTGCCTGTTATCCAAGTTGGCTTACCATTGTTAGTAAACCAAAACCCTTCTTCTCTTCTTTTAAACTCTTCGTCTATATAATCAAACCATTGTTCTTTTTGGCCTTCTGGATAACCTCTCCAATCAAATATATTTTTTAAGCGCTGTAATTCTTTTGGTTGATCAAACTTAACCCACTTGTTTTTATCGTTGCTATACACACTTTTCGGAACCTTAGGAAGTGCTATAACTAGATTTTGTATTTCTATAATCTCACCAATAATTCCATTGTGAGATAATACAATTATATCGTGTTCTTTATCATAACCGTACTTCCATTTCTTTCCCTTGTTAAGACGACTTATAGTCGTTTTCTTAACAGGCTCAACTGTTTTAACTAAACTTTGCTCGTACATTACTTAGACCTACCTTCTGCAAATCCCTTAAAAACTTTTTCTTTTTTTTCTTCAGGTGTTATTCCCTCAAGTAAGTTTTCTTCTTCTTGGATTCTATTAAGTATTTCAAATGCATCAAATATGGCAAGTTTTTTAGTTGCAGCGGCATTCTTAAGCCTATCTGCTGTTATATCCTCTCCGCTATCAACAATAGCTTCTTTAGCAACTTTAATTAGTTCTTCAACTGCCTTGTGCCCAGCTTGGATTATACTCTTCTTCGTTTCCTTGATATTCATATTTGATTGTAATAAAATTAGATAAAACTCGATATAGTCTTTCGCCATCGACGATAAACTCATATTCACTACTTGGTCTAAAACCAACTAGATCGTTAACCTCAACAGTACCGTCTGAATACTTTACGATACCTTGTAATGGTTTTTCGGACTCAATATTAAATTGATCTATTGCTTTTAAAGGTTTTACAAAACAATAACCTTTTGGAGCTGTCCACTTTTCATTTCTTTTATATAAAAAAATCTGATCGTGGTTTATAAAATAAGTAAATTCATTAAAATAACTTCTACTATTTTTTTCTATACCTTTTACATTATGCCATCTTCTAAAAACATTATGATGCACTATAACTGTATCTCCTGCTTTTATATCGGTATGTCCCGCTATTGGAGTTGATATAACTGTTGCCTCTCTATTGACATATTGATGATTAAAAATTTCAGTGTTTAATATTAACTCTCCACCATCTAGCTTTTTAACATTGTTATATCTTTCTCCTTTTGGCGTTACAACAAAGTTGTGAACGCTTTTCATTAGTATTCTAGATTATATTCTACAGAAACAGCCATATTTTTATTAAAGTCTTTCCAAGGTAATACGTCTTTATTTTTTTTAATGTAGACTGAAAACTTCTCGTCTTCTTCTATTATATCACAGATAGTATGACCACCATACACTTCTTGCCCCACGGCATAGTGCATAGCGTCATTCTTATAATCTTTACCTACGGAAATTTTACGAATTAGTTTGGCCATTTTCTTTTGCGTAATTTATTACACCATCTTGAATGTTAATATCAAACGTACCGTAATCTTTTTCAAATTCAGTTTGTAATGCGGTTAACTCACCTCTAAGACCAGCAACACTATGCATCAATTCGTGTTTTTTTACTTCTATAGATCCTATTTCTAGTTGAGACTTGTTAATATCATTTACTGTATCTTGAACTTTTTTTAACTGTTTGTCAGTTATTTTTTCAGGTTTGATGCCTTTAAGTTCTTTAATTTTTGCTGTTGTGTTTTTTGCCATTTTATTTAATTTAAGTTAATTTATTATTATTTTTCTAGTGAAAATCTAAGTGTTATTGGATGTACATTATAAATTTCATCACCATCTGCTAAGTCTCCAGCTGCGCCTGCTCCATTTTGAATTTTCCAAGCAGTAAGATCATCTGGCACATCGTATAATTTAATTCCGTTACCATGAAATTGGTTTACGCCATCATGTCTAAATGTTATTGTATTAGCGGTAAGAGCTGAAATTTCACCTAATATAATATCATCTTCTGCATGAAGAATGTCTCCAACTACAAATTTATTTAAAATAGCTGCTGTACCTCCAGATCCGTTATCTAAAGCGGAAGTACCGCCTATAGTAGCTACTGAAAGTGCAGAAACATCTTCAGCTGCTGTTGTTTCTATCGCCGTACTAAAATTAAAAGCACCTTGCGCTATACCAGCTACGTATACAGTATCGTAACCTACATTAGTACCACTATCAGCTTCTCCTTGTAAAACTAAATCTGGTCCACCACCACGATTACCTGCTTGAAACATACTCATATAAACAAGATCATTGCTTGATCCAATATTATTTGTACTAACGTCAAAATATGCCATTCCAATTAAATTGTTAAACCACCCTGGTGTATCTACGGCAGCGTTTAAATCACCTAAAGTAGTTGGAGCAACGCCATTAATACTTTTAGCAAAGAAAATTTCTAAATCTGCCACTGCTTGATCTGCACCATCTGTACCTCTTATTAACGCAACAGAATTTAATAGTCTTGCCGCTCCTTTTGGAATGTTAAATGCCGTCCAATCAAAAATAATATCTCCAGCTGCAAAAGCGCCAGCGTGCTGTTTACTTGCTTTAATTGTAGGTTTTACTGTTACATCAAAATGTTTTCCCATAATTTTATTTTTTTACTTTTTCTAGTGACCGTCCGCCAAAATAAGCACCGATCACAGTTATTAATACTAATTGAAGTAAATCAACCCATGATGATTTAACTTCGAAATTTAATGCACCTGCGTCTATAAATATCAATAGCATGGTGCATACTATTAAAAATATCAATACCAGTGGCCTTACATTTTTACTTAGCCATGAATCTGATTTTAGATCTGCTTCCCACCTGCTTGTAATGTTTTTTTCCATTTCAGCCTCGTGATTAGCTATAATTTCTTTTATTTTTCTTTCTGCCTCAAGCTTTTCTTCTTTAGACGTGTGTAAGTTATCTATAACTCCACCTACACCTTTAACTAGTTCTGCAGCTCCACCAGAAAATAAATTTCCTAACATAATTTAATTTTATTTTTTTGCAAATTTTTCTAATCCACTTATACCAAAGCAACCAAGCACTACAAGTACAAATGAATCATACACAAATTCGTTAATTGCTAGATCTCTTCCTAACCAACCGGTTACAAGATCTACTATCATAATCACACACATTATTGCAAATGCAATGAATCCTACAATAGATTTTTCATTCCAATTGTTGTTATCTTTAAATATTTCCATCAGTACCGTTATTAGCATCGTTCTCCCAAGGAAAGCCAGTATCTCCAGCTTCTTTCCATTTACCATCTACTAATATAGAGTCTACGCCATCAATATCCATTCTAGGAAACTCTTCACCGTTATAAGTAATGCTATTGTCAGTATAAGCTAGTTTACCAAGCTTCATATCAGTAGCATGTCTCATTTCGTGATTAATTACCTGTTTGTCTTCATGACTACCAGGCATTATATTGTTATTAATATAAATGGATCCATCCATATTAGCTTCGCCCATTATGCCTTCTTCTAATGGTACTCTAATAATAGGTGTTCCAGGCACAGAACCATCACCACCAGATTTTTTACCAAAACGCATTTTTGTTTTGATTTCACCATTGGTAGCTTCTAAGCCTCTATTTGTTCCTAGTTTAAATCCCATTTTAACTTTTTCCAAGTGACATTCTTGCTTTTTTCTCTGCATTAGCTTCAGCAGTACCACCACCACCACCACTAGGCATACCTGTCCCCATTTTTGCAAGTTGTTCCATTTTTGCTTTAGTTTCATCAGAAATTACACCTCCTTTAGCTTGGTCTGCAAGACCCATTATTGCTTTAGTTTTTTTAGAGCTTTGTCTTGATTTTGCTTCTTCTGCTTTAGCTTGCCCTTCGTATTGTTTACTAAAAATTTCAGAAGTATCTCCAGGTACGTTGCTATCGTTTTCTTCTTTTTGTTTTAACGGGGATTTCCCTGGGTACGTAAACCCTTTCATTTTAAATGGTCCTTTTTTCATCTTTCTTTATCTTTTATCATATCGTCAATAGCTTTATTATAAACCTTATCTGTATATGTTTTATTGTTATAGAAAACACTTCGTTCTGAAGTGGGTAAGTCTTCCTCACCTAATAGGATTCTGTACATCCTACTAATTACTTGTGCACACTTAAACGAGGTTTTAAATACAGAGTACATTATAGTAGTTCTGTTTCTGTGTCGCCAAGTTTCTATCCATCCTTCTCTTTTAAGTCTTTCCCAACGGTTCTTGTCCCAACTCATGGTGTAAACACCGTCAATAAAATCCTTACGTGTAAATCTTCCTTTACAATCTAAATAAATTAATAATTCTATATCTGCGTCATTTAACCCGTAAGTTTTACAGACCCACTTTCTAGTGAGCCTGTAATACTTAAGGATATTTAATTCACGCAGATCCTGCGCGGTTAGTCTCATTCAGACTATGCAGCAGCAGTTATTGTAATAGCACCACAAGAAGTAATATCGTCAGATACTTTAACTCCAGTAGCGTCGTCAATAATAGTGACGAAACCATCACCAAACTTCATACCATTAATAGCAGCAGTAATATCAGCTATAACTAAATGTTGTTTAGCTGCAGTAATATTTAATACTACCTTATCCACAGCTGCAATGTCAGCACCTGTACCAAGTATACTATCAAAGTG